GAACGCTTTGGTTTGTGGATCAAAGATAAGGCTCTGCCATCCGTGACAGCAATAGCTACCGGGGCCACCACTGTGGCTGCCGCTGTTGTTAGCACAGTTAGTGCGGTCAGAACAGTCGCGCAGGCGACTGGCCGCAACGGATTGGCTTCCCTCACGAGTGTCTCAATGCCCGAATATGTGCGAGATTGTGTGTTTTCTCCTGTGCTCGAAGAGTGCTACAAGGAGGCTAACGCAAGGTTCGCCACCTGGCTGGTCCCTGAACGATACAGGTCCTCAGCAATGCCGATCAACCGATTTGCAGCTGGGCTTGGATTTGGGATCTCAGAGTTTGTGACATTCGTGCGAGCGGGTGTACCATGGTACGTGAGAGTACCAGCCCTTACGATGCATGTCGCTGTCATGGCGATAAAGAGCGTGCCGCTACGCATCTTGGCTCATTCAGGCTTCAATTTTGGAGCAGTAGCCGTGGGCAGTATGTTGGCTTCCACTGTTGGTGGACCGACTAGGAGGGAGTATCCTGGGTATGTTATGCCTGTGGACACGGCTCTCCCGCCAATGGACGACGAAGCCCGAATCACGTTCATCTATCAAGGCTCGAGAGTCGAACCACGACCGGAGTTTATGGTGGACTTGATGAAGGACATTGACCGCCCCCGTTTGTTCTTAAACGGGATCGCCGCAACCGTGCACCCTATGGTACAAGCCGGTTGCGTCTGGAACATGTATGTTGGGATGCGTGAGCGCGCACTCAAGAAACGACCAGGGTCAGTGGGCGACAAATGGCGACAAGTGTGTGCAATGTTCCCAAAGTCAGGACAAACCAATGTCACGTGGGCATCATTCGAGGAGTGGAACTCCCGTTATCCGCCCGCGCGACGCAATGCTAACATTGCCCAGTTTACAAAGTGTACGCTGGATGGCTGTTCCCGTGACTATCAATTCGGGCTCTTTTTGAAGATCGAGCTCAACCACTCAACTGCAGATGATTACAAAGCACCTCGGGTAGTACATGCCTGGGACGGTGTTGAACCTACCGTGTTGAGTGGACCGCCGATCTGGTCGATCGGCCGCACCATGTCCGATGAATTCGATGGCATCAAGCTGCATCACAATGACTACAATGTACCCATCATATGCCTTATCAATAGCGGCAATGGCGAAGGTGGGAAGTCACAAGCTCAACGCTTCGCTGACTTTGTGGAGTACGGACTCGCCTGGTTGGCGAGGTCACCGGAGACCATAATCATGGCCCTGTCAGGTGATGACAATTTCACGATGTCCATGATAGATGGAACGCTCATTATTATAACTACGGATGGCAAGAGATGGGATCTCCACCTCGATGCTAAAGCACACGAACAGATTGTGCTGTACTTCCACGGGTTTATGAGGCGTTCGCACTACATGGGGATTTACTATAAGGACACCAGTGATGTGCCAAGTATCGGCAGCCACGAGATCAATTATGTCTTTGAGGCTGCTAAGATTGGGCGCTTTCACAAGCGCTTCTATAAGGAGGAACAACTCGGTGAGACATCACTAGTTGGGTACATGCCTCCTGAAATGCACTCAGGTGTATCTTGGACCACCCATGGAAACAACTACAGCAACGGTTCAGCATGCATTGGCATGTGGGATTCGTTGAAGAGGGACAAAGTAGCTTTTGAAGCGATCCCCAAGGCTGTTGAGGAATTTTACTCACAGCTCGGAATTCCAGTTGAGGTAGGAGTTTACCGTGATCCAGCTCAGGCTGATTTCTGTTCAATGCGTCTCATGCCAGTTGGCGGGCGCCTTTACGCAGTTTATCGTCCTGGAAAGTTTCTCAGGCGCTTCGGCTGGAGCGTCGGCAGTCCGCGCACTGCTCAAGAAATGCGTGCCATAGTGGATCAGTTGCACAAGTACAAGAATGTGCCATTTATCGGCTCAATGATAAGAGCGACTGCGAGACTCCTGCCCAGAATAAGCAAGGAGGAAGCGGTCGAGTTGTACACGACAACACTGCGCGACGAAACGTACAAGACGTACTTCGGATCCGGCGAGGTTGTCCCAGAACCCGATGAAACCACGTGGGCCTGGTTTTCTGAGATATACGGCGTTACAAGAGATGATTCTGAGAGATTCGAACTCATCTGTAGCGCTATTGTCAGCTTACCATGGCAGCTCCCTGCTGGTCCCCATGACCAGCTTGTGGAAGTCGACGCCTGAAGGTGTTGGCTGCCACGCAGAGGCGTGAGCCTCTGCATTGTGCAGCGGGAACATACGCGGAGGAGTTCTGCGTCCTTGATAGCCCGCAAGTCATGCCGCACTCGAAATTTGATGAACCATTACGATCACGATCTCAGTGACTGTGAAGAAGGAGGACATCCTACATCAAGTAGAAAAGCAACAGCAGCAGAGATCGAAGCAGATCGGATTCGTACTGACTTACTCAGAGCAGGCAAACTACGCAGCATGACTCGTACCAAAACTCAAAAGATGAGGGCAAAGATGGCAAAAGCCGAGATGGCTAAAGCCAGGAAGCCCGTCGCCAAGCCGAAGAAACAAGGCCGCAAGAAGAAGTGGCACTTCGCACTTGGCACCCAGTGGGGCTCCATGAGCATGGGTTCGGGCGACAAGTCCAACCAGATGCAGACAGGGAGGAGTCGTAATCTCAAGACTGAGTACGACACACTCACCATGGCCCCGCAGCCCACCACCATTGACAGGGGTGGGCCGTCCACAAAGCAAACCATCCGACAAAAGGAGCTCGTCCAAGCATTGGATGTCACCACGGCATTCAAGTGTCAGAGCTGGCTGATTCAGCCAGGTTTGTCAACCACGTTCCCGTGGTTGTCCCAGGTAGCCAAATTATATCAGCGCTATAAGTTTAAGTACTTGCGCTTTTACTTCCGATCCACCGTCTCGGAATTTGACGATGTCGGAAAGCGCGGTCGCACGGTGTTATGTTGCGACTACGACGCTATGGCTGCCAATTGTTCCACCCTTCAGCAGGCTGAAGGGATCAACCCGAACTGTCCGGGGTTGCCTTACCAGCAATCATCGTTGGAGCTCAATCCCCAAAGGTTGACTCCAGGTTCGGAAGGGAAGTTCATCCGAACTGGACTTCCACCTGCCGGAAGTGATCTCAAGACTTACGACGCAGGAATGTTCATGTTTTGTTCATCAGGACTCGCAGTGAATGGCCAAGCTGGGGAGCTCTTCGTGGAATACGAAGTTGATCTCCTCGATCCACTTTTGCCCAATACCCAAGTTCCGGCCAAGGCCCAGTACGTTTCGAAGGGGACTACTAGTCTTGGCGCGTTGACCACCGGTGTTGCGACGCAGATTCTTGTGGATGTCATCACAGAGCCAGGTGATCTTGGACTCGGTCTCCAAGCCGGTGGCTTGGTGATGCCTGAGGGAACATTCCAAATCACTTTCAATGCCAACAGCACAGCAGGAACTGGATTCATAGCGAACAGCGTCCAGATCCGAATCAATGGTGCGACCGTTGAGAGCATCAATTTCTCATTCGTGGGTACATCCACGTTTGGAGCTGACAAGAGACAGCTTTCCTGGGTAGGAAAGTGCCAACAGAACGACATAGTGACGTTCTTTGTCCAAGGAACCTTCAGCGGAACAGGCAACAGCATCGGAACATGGGCTGTTGCACTGGTGTAAATGATGCTCACCGGCAGCGCTAATCCACAGCGCGTTAGAAAT